TATGCCTTGGACGCAGTTTTCGGGCGCGGGGACGTACACGGCTGGCAACGGGCTGCAACTTATATCGAACGCGTTTTCGGTCAAGCTGAACGGCACGACACTGGACGCCAGCGCCAGCGGCTTGAAGATTTCGGACACTTACCCAGGGCAAACCAGCATCACAACCCTTGGCACAATTGGCACGGGTGTTTGGGAAGCCACCGATGTGGCCGTGTTGCATGGCGGCACGGGCGCATCGGACGCCGCGGGCGCAAGGGCAAACTTGTCGGCTGCGATTTTGGGCGCCAACAACGACATTACCAGTATGTCAGCCATCACGGGGTCAATTGCTAGCCCGACATATATTCAGTTCAACACGACCCAAACACCGTTGCCAACGGATGCAACGGGGCGACTGTATTACAACAACGACGATCAATTCCAAACCCTGTCATTCCAAATGAATGGCGACGCTGTTCAAAAAATCGGCGAGGAATTGTATTACCGCGTGAAGTGCCAAGGGTCTGTGACCAAAGGTCAGGTGGTGTCGTTTGCTGGAACGTTGGGATCGTCCGGTGGTCTAATCGGCAAAGCGGCAACAGGTTTAAGCGTTGACCAGGCTAATTACATTTTGGGCGTTGCTTGCGAAACTGGCGCCAATAATGATTGGGTTTTTGTCACCACCTTCGGCGAAGTCAGGGGCATAAACACCACTGGTGGCGCTGAAAACTGGGTTCAAGGGCAAGAGCTGTATTACAACCCTGCGGTGACAGGTGGACTGACTAAAACGAAGCCAAATGCGCCAAATGCGATTTGTATGGTGGCTGCGGTGGTTCACGTTGGGTCATCCAACGGGATTTTGTTTGTCCGGCCTACATTTGGGTCGGTTTTGGGTGGCACGGATGGCAACGTCCAATTTGGCACCTTAAACAACCTGGATGTCATCCAGTACAACAGCACCGGCCAATACTGGCAAAACGTCGCAGCCAGCAGTTTGTCAGTCAGCTACGCGGCCACGGCTGGCAGCGCAGGGGCGGCCACCACGGCGACCACGGCCACCAACCTGGCGGGCGGTACGACCGGCGCGGTGCCGTATCAGACCGGCGCAGGGGCCACGACGTTTTTGGGTCTTGGCACCCTAAATTTCATCATGACTGCGGGCGCCAGCGCCCCAGGCTGGACTGACCCAACCAGCATCACCGTGGGAAATGCCACCAGCGCCACCAGCGCGACCACAGCGACGAATTTGGCCGGTGGTGCGGCTGCAAGTATCCCCTACCAAACCGGAGCCGGTGCAACGACGTTCTTGGCGTCTGGCGCGGGTGACGCAGGGAAGGTGCTGCAAAGCAACGGAACCAGCGCCCCGACTTGGGTGACGCCGACTGCTTACGCAACGGTCACCGACGACACCACGACCAACGCAACGTATTACCCGCTGCTGGCCAATCAGACTGCGGGCAACCTGACGACCACTTATGCGTCGTCCACCAAGCTGCAATTCAACCCGTCCACCGGACAACTGACGGCCACGGGGTTTGCTGGCTTGGCTACAAACCTGACCGGTTTGCCCGCTGGCGAGTTGACTGGCACGATCCCGTCGACCGTGCTGGGCAATTCGTCGTTGCACGTTGGAACGACCACCATTGCGTTGAACCGCGCCAGCGCCAGCCAAAGCCTGACCGGCGTGTCGATTGATGGCAGCGCAGGAAGCGCGACAAACGCAACAAACGCAGTCAACATCGGTATTACCGACGACACGTCCACAAATGCGGATTATTTCCCTGTTTGGGTGACAAATTCGACCGGAAACTTGCCCGCCAAGGTGACTAGCACTAAACTTAAATTCAACCCGTCAAGCGGCGCCATGACGGTGACAGGCGGTATCGGCGGGGGTGCATTTTGAAGATTACTTGGAAAATTTTAGGCATTAAAGCCACGGACGGCCTGATTACCCAGGCTAGATACGAAGCCCGCGTGACCGAAAAAGACTTGGCGGTGGATACCGAAGGTTATTGGTTTTTTAAGAATGCCAAGCTGGTTGTCCCGTTTGAGGACGTGACCGAAGAAATGATGGTCGAGTGGATTAACGCCGAATCCAAAAACGCGATTGAAAAGCGCTTGGCCGAACAACTGAAAAACCTGGCCGCGCAGCAAGAAATACCATTGCCTTGGATGCCCCAAGTGTTCACCCCTAAATTTGAGGAATAAGCATGGCGCAGACGGGATTTACTCCGATTCTAATTTACAGCAGCAGCACGGCTGCGGCAGCGCCATCGGCTGGAAATTTGACTAACAGCACGTTGGGGTCTGAACTTGCCATTAATATTACTGATGGCAAACTGTTTTATAAAGATAATGCCAACGCCGTTCAGGTAATTGGCTGGAAAACTGTTCCAACAACGGCTGGCGGCACGGGACTGACTAGTTATACCGCCGGTGATTTGGTTTATTACGCCAGCGGAACAGCGTTTACAAAGTTGGCGATTGGCGCATCGGGTCGGTGGCTGGGTTCTTCAGGATCGGCCCCACAATGGAATGCCCCCGCTGCATTGACCAAGACTGATGATACTAACGTAACGTTGACTTTGGGCGGCAGCGCCAGCACGGCACTGTTAAATGCTGCGTCGTTAACTCTTGGGTGGACAGGGCAATTAGCCACCACAAGGGGTGGTACTGGTCTTTCATCTTTTACGGCAAACGGAATTGTCTATGCAAGCAGCACAAGTGCTCTTGCAACGGGTAGCGCAATAACTTTTGACGGTACTAATTTTTCAACAACGGGAAGTGCTACCGCAACAAGGTTTATTCCATCAGGTTCAACTATTCCAACCAATGGCTTGTATTTGCCAGCGGCTAATACGCCAGGAATAGCCAGCAATTCTACGTTGGTGCTTAGTGTTTTAAAGGGTGCAAGCGTTGCACTTGAAGGTGCAACAACACAAACTGGCGTTGGCATAACGTTTCCCGCCACACAAGTTGCTAGTACAAATGCCAACACGCTGGACGATTACGAGGAAGGAACTTTTAGCCCTGTTGTTAGAGATAATAACGGTGGCAATCAAGCAACAGCAACAACAACCGTTGCAAGATATATCAAAATAGGAAAAATGGTTTATTTTGATATTACATTTATTGATATTAATACAACTGGCTTAACAGCCGCAAATCAAATTGTAATTACAGGATTGCCCTTTACTTCGGAAAATACAGCAAATACTGGGCCAATGGTGCAAGTTGGAAGGGCAAATGTAACAGCAACAACCGGCGCGGTATTTGGAGGCGTCGTTCCCAATGCAACTCACATGACTTTGTTAAACGCAACAACAACAGGGCTGGCGATATTGCCTGTTTCTACAATTACCAGCGGAACCGGTGATTTGTATTTAACAGGAAATTACATTACGTCGGCATAAATTAACAGCAAGCACCACAAACGAAAGGAAATGATATGTCACTCGAAGAAATCAAAGTAATTGATAAAGTCGAAATTCTTGAAAATGGAATTGTTCAAGTAAGAGAGGCGACCAGAATTATCAAAGATGGTCAGCAAATTGCTGAAACGTACCATCGCTGGTCATTTGAAAAAGATTCAAATATTTCAGAAATGCCGCTACAAGTACAAAAAATTGCAATAACCGCATGGGCGAATATGCCTGCCGCATTGCAATAAATAATTAAGCGGAAAATTTACGGCAAAAGAGGCAAAAATGGCTATAACCTTATCTTTGTTTGCGGGCGCGGGCGCACAATTTTTTGATGACAACGGAATTCCGTTGGCTGGTGGGAAAATTTATACTTACGCGGCCGGTACAACCACGCCTCTTGCGACATATACAACCGCGTCAAATTCCGCTTTTCATACCAATCCAATTATTTTGGATGCTGCTGGACGTATCCCAGCCGGTGGGGAATTGTGGCTTGAAGTCGGCGTTGGATATAAATTTGTTGTTAAAACTTCAGCGGAAGTTTTAATTGCGACTTACGACAACATTCCTTCGGCAGCGCAGCCCCCTGCGGCTAATGACGCTGATTCAATTATGTACGAACAAGGCTATACCGTTACTGCGGGTAGTTTTGTTGTGGGAAAGATTTACCGTATTGTTTCTGTTGGTACCACAAATTTCACGTTAATCGGCGCAACATCTAACACAATTGGTTTGCATTTTATTGCTACTGGCGCAGGAACAGGCGATGGCACGGCAGAATTATCGCAAACGGTTGAAGCAAAACTTCGTCAATATGTTAGCGTTAAAGATTTTGGCGCGGTTGGAAATGGTATTGTTGATGATACTGCGGCAATTCAAGCGGCAGTTAATTCTGTGCCATCACTCGGGGGTCAAATATTTTTTCCTCAAGGATCGTATTTAATATCTTCGACAATAATTTTGCCAGCATCAAAAAATATAACATTGCTTGGCGAAGGAACTGCTCATGTAAATAACGGTTTTTATGGAAGCCAAATAAAAAAAGCTGCATCTTTAAATGGTAACGCATTGGAAATTACAACTAATGGATCAATAATTGAAAAATTAATGATTCAAGGCGTTGCTGGAAATGGCGGTGATGGAATTCTAATAAAAGCCTCGCGCATTACTTTGCGTGATGTTGGCGTTTATGCAATGGGTAATGATGGAATTCGTATTGGAGAAGATACCGGCGGCATAAATTGCAACTTGTGGTATTTGGATAACGTAAAAAGCAAAAATAATGGTGGCCACGGCGTTCATATTTCAGAAGGTGCTGGGCCACTTGCTGACACCAATGCTGGAACTTTACTTCATGCGGATTTGCAATCTAATGCGTTAAGTGGTTTGTATTTAAATGGAACGCAATTAAATACGATTGTTGGTGGGGCTTTTCAAAATAACGGCGAATACGGAATTCATTTTACTCAATATGCTGAATACAATTGTATTTTTGGGTCTGATGTTGAAGCAAATACCATTGCACAAATAAGAATTGATAATAATTCCGAATACAACGCAATCTACTGTTACACGTTGTTGTATGCAACGATGTCTATTTCTTCGACATCGCAAAATAACAGAATTGAAGTTTTAGACCACAATAGAATTATCAGCGGTTTAACTTTCCCGCCAACACAAATACCATCAAATAACGCCAATACGCTTGACGATTATGAAGAAGGAACTTTTACGCCAGTTATTGCGGGAGCCACAACGGCAGGTACTGGAACTTATGTTACGCAACAAGGCAGATACACAAAAATTGGCAGAACAGTTACCTACACTGTAAATATTGAATGGAGCGCTCATACGGGAACTGGGAATACCGAAATTCGCGGATTCCCGTTTAGTGCGGTAGGGGGTATATATGATGTTGCAAATATTATTCAAGATGCTGGCCCAGTTCCTGGCGCAGACAAAATAAGGGTTGCATTTATTCAATCAGGGACTACGGAAGTGCAGATAAGAGAATATGATTTTGTAACATCAAATGTTACAAACAGTAATGCAATCACAGCAACAGGTGTGTTTTATATTTCTGGCACTTATACAACATCGACATGACAACTCCATATGACATCATTACACGCGCCATGAAAGACATTGGCGCGTTGGCGGCGGGGGAAAATCCAACGGCAGACGAAGCCCAAGATGGGCTGGATATGCTGAACGACATGATCGCGCAGTGGTCGAACGAAAACATGATGGTGTTTTACCGAACCGAGATTGTGTTTCCGTGCGTCCAGAATAATGTGCAGTACACCATCGGCCCTGGTGGCACTGTGTCTGCGCGGTTTACTGGTTCCATTACCGGCACAACTCTGACCGTTCCGACGGATGGCGTCCTGAAGGGAGCCATTACGATGGGCATGACCCTGACCGGCCCTGGTGTGCTGCCTGGCACGACCATCGTGGCATTTAATACGGGCGCGGGTGGTAACGTCAACGAAGGCGGCACTTACACGGTCAGCCGCGGGCATACGACGCCCGTAACGCTGCAAATCATCGACGCCTATTATGAGCGCCCGCTGACCATCGAATCGGCCTTTGTGCGGGTCAATACTACGTCCAACGGCGTTCCCATTTACGGCGGCGGCCTAGACTATCCAATCGCCATTTTGAGCCTGGAAGAATACGAATCCATCGGCCTGAAAACGCTGAACGGCCCGTGGCCAAAGTCGCTGTATTACCAGCCGTCCGAACAGTTGGGAACCATCTACCTGTGGCCAAACCCGTCCCAAGGCGAAATGCACCTATTCACGCAGACCATTTTTCGCGAGTTTGGCGACCTGTACGGGTCGATTCAATTTCCGCAGGGCTACAATATGTGCTTGCGCTGGTGCTTAGCCGAACGGCTGATGCCCATGTACGGCAAGGTGAATCAAATACAAATTGCCCAAGTATCTGCCTACGCAGCGCAAGCAAAAGCTACAATTAAGCGTACCAACATGAAGCCGCCGCAGGTCAGCCGTTACCCTGACGTGCTGATGACTGGCAGACCAAAAGATGCCGCTTTTATCCTCGATGGGGGCTTCAATTGACAAAGGGGCAATAAATGCCGGATTTTGGTTTTGTCGGCGCGTCATATACCACCAGGTCGATTTATCAAAACGACCAGGAGTGCATTAATTTTTACCCCGAAATCGACCCGACAAAACAGCCAGGCGAACGGGGCATTGTTGCGCTGTACCCAACGCCTGGGCTGGTAACCGAAATCCAGTTCCCTATCCCTGCCGAAGTGCGCGGGATGCGGGCGCTGTCCGGCCTTCAATACGCCATCGCGGTTTGCGGCAGTCTGGTCTATCGCATTGCCACTGACTTCACCTATATTCAAGTTGGCACCCTGACCACCAACAGCGGGCCGGTGTCAATTACCGACAACGTGATGACCACGCAAGGTCTGACCGCCTACATTGTGGACGGGGTGAACCGGTATTACTACGTCGTGGCCACCAATACGTTTGTTACGTTGCCATCAACCGATGGTGACTGGCGCGGCGCCACGACGGTGGACACCGTGGATAACTATGTGGCTTACAACGAGCCAGGAACGCAAAACTGGGCTGTAACTGACTTGGGGTCGCCCTTGTCTACCACCGGCCTGTACGGGGCCAAGGATGGGTCGCCTGACACTTTGGTGGCTTTGATTGTTGACCACCGCCAAGTTTATTTGCTGGGCGAGGTGACCACCGAAGTTTGGGTCGATGTCGGCAGCGTTATCCCTGGTTTAATTACTTTCCCATTTCAACGGGTATCTGGCACGTCCAGCCAGAATGGCTGCGGTGCGCCGTTTTCGGTTGTGCGTTACGCCGAAACGTTTATGTTTTTGGGGCGCGATACTTTAGGCACGGCCACTATCGGCATAATGAAAGGGTACGAATACCAGCGCGTATCGACTCACGCGGTTGAAAACAGCCTGGTTGGCCAAGTGGTATCTGATGCGCGAGCCTGGTCATTTCAGATTGAAGGCCATGAGTTTTACGTCATTAATTTTCCGTCAATTGATTTGACTTGGGTTTATGACCTGACCACGCAACAATGGTTTAAATGGTTGTGGTGGGACGCGCCGAATGCTGTTTACAAGCGTCACCGCGCCCAGTGCGGAATTGCTTTTGCCAACAAAAACCTGGTGGGCGATTATGAGAACGGTAAGATTTATAGTTTGGATTTTGACACGTACACCGACGCAGGTAATCCGATACGCCGCTTGCGCCGCGCCCCGCACATTACGTCGGATTTGCAACGCCAATATTTTGAAGAATTCCAGATTCAATTCCAACCTGGAGTAGGGCTGACAACTGGCCAAGGCGACAATCCACAGGCTATGTTGCGTTGGTCAAATAACGGCGGGTCTACCTGGTCGAACGAACATTGGGTCGGTATTGGTCGCCAAGGCAATTACACGAACCGCGCTATCTGGCGCCGTTTGGGTTGGGCGCGTGACCGCATTTTCGAGGTGGCCGTTACTGATCCGGTGAAGGCTGTGATTGTGTCGGCTAACCTGAAAGCGTCGGTTGGGGACAATTAATGGCCAACATTCGATTCCCAACTTCGCCGTTTATTGAGCAAGCAACCGGACGGCCATCACGGGAGTGGATTCAATGGCTGCAAAACCCGCAAGTGGTAAGTCAAACCGTTGATTATCAAATAATTAATGGCGGCGAAATTAATGACACGACCATTGGTTTGGCTGTGCCAGCGGCGGGTAAATTTACCGACTTGACTGCTTTGAACGGAATTGGCGGGGGTACATTTTGAACGTCAGACCGGCAACCGCGGAAGATTTGGATAGATACATCGAGTTGCTGGACGACTTTCACCAAGCGTCGCCCATGATGGGCGTGGCTGACTTTAATGCCCCAAAAACCCGTGCATTTTTGTCGGCGTCATTGGAAAATGACAGTATTTTGTTGCTGGTCGGGGAATTGAACAGCGAGATTGTGGGCGTGACTTCTTGCTTACTTTACCCGCTGTATTTCAATCCCGATTACCAAGTCGCCCAGGAATTGTGGTGGTGGTTGACGCCCGCGGCTAGGGGCAGCGGAGTGGGCCAAGCCATGTTTAAGGCCATTGAAGCCTGGGCGGCAGGTAAAGATGCCAAGGCGCTGTTTATGATTGCTTTGGAAGATGATCGGGCGGCGGCAATGGAAAAAGTTTACTGTCGGGCTGGCTTTCGACCGCTTGAACGGACGTTTATTAAGGAGTTGAAATAATGGCAATCGGAACCGGAACCGCTTTACTTTTGGGGGCTGGCGCTGGCTTGATTGGTTCCAGTATGCAAGCTGGCGCGGCCAAAGATGCGTCGCGTATGCAAGCTGGCGCGACTAGTTATGCCGCCGACATCCAAAAGCAGATGTTCGACATCCAAAACCAGCAGCAAGCGCCTTACCGCCAAGCTGGTTACGGCGCCTTGACGCGCATTGGTGAATTGCTGCCAGGACTGACAAAACCAGTGTCCCGCGAAGAAATTATGGGACTGCCTGGTTACCAGTTCGCGATGGAGCAAGGCACGGGCGCTGCCCGCCAAATGATGAACGTTGGCGGTGGTGGGTCGAACGTAGACCGTGCCGCACAAAAGTTTGCCATTGATTACACACTTGGCACGGCGATGCCGCAGGTAATTGCCCAACGCCAAAACATTTACAACACGCTGGCGGGTATTGCTGGCATTGGTCAAACTTCACAAGGTCAAACAACACAACTTGCACAAAACGTGGCAAGCAATATTGGCCAGGCCACTATTGGTGGCGCAACCGCATTGGGCGCCGGTCAGATTGGCGCTGCGAACGCATATGCGGGTGCGATGGGCAACATTGGAAATACGGCCATGATGTATTCGCTGCTGAACAAGGGGTAAGACATGGCAGATTTGAGTTTAAAACCAGTTGGCGCAGACATTAAGCCCATGCCAAACATGAGCTTGGGGGAAATGATTAACCTTGTGCGCGGCGCCCAAGAATATCAAAGAGGCGGCATTACTCTTGAGCGTGAACAGATAGAACAGCGCGAACGCGCAGAGGTAATGAAGTTTTTATCTAAGCCTGAAAGTTATCAAAAAAACGGGCGAATTGATATTGACAAATTAAATGCTGAAATTACAAGAATTGCGCCATTAACTGGCGCAAAATATTTAACTGAATTTACGGGTTTATCAACTGCACAAGCTGGTTCTGAAGAAGCTGGAATTAAATTATCCAATGAGCAAAAACTTTTTGAAGAACGCAAACGTCTTGCAAATTTAATGCTGAATCCCCAAGCCTTGATGACACCGCAAGGCACATGGGACTTGGACAAAATTCATGAAGAAGTTTATAAAATTGCGCCAATGTCTGGCACAGATTTTATTAAAAGCCTGACTGGTTTATCAACTGCACAAATTGAAAACAGAAAAGCTGCGCTTGGTTTAAGTTTGGAAGAACAAAAAAATAAACAACGTGATGCACTGAGAAATACTTTAAGCAAAAACCCAAATCAAATTTTGACAGATGGCAGAATAGACCCTGTTAAAGTTAATCAGTTGGCACTTAAAATTGCGCCTGATTTGTCGCCTGATTTAATTTCGTCGCTAACAAGCACTGCGACCGGTCAATTGCAAGCTGGAACATCCCAGATTGCTTTGAATTTGGAACAACAAAGAGAAATTGAACGCAAAGAATTTGAAGCATTTACAAAAAATCCCCAAGGTTTGGCAAGTTTTCAAACCCCATCAGGTTTAAAACTTGATGAATTGTCAAATTACGTTTTGAGAAAATATCCGCTAACAGGCGCAGACCTGATGGCAAAAATATCTACGCTTGAATCGGCTAACGTAACGGCACAAAGAGCCGCACAAGAGTTGTCGCAAGATCAACGTTCTATTGTTGCTCAAACATTAGGTGTTTTGGGTCGTGCTAATGTTAATGATAAAAATTCTTACATACAAGCATTAACTGAATTGGAGAAACAAAATCCAAATAATCCAAGATTAAAAACTTTATTGGATGCTTATAAAACTACTGTAAATAATTTGCCGAGCGAAACAAAGTTATCGGAAATTGCTATAAGAGCTTCTAATTCATTATTAAGCCCACAGCAACAACAAGCAGAGTTTGCGCCAAAAGTAGGCACGGCTGAAAGCGGTGCTGGAACTTTTGTAACAACAACAAGGCCCGATGTATCTGGTGCTGCGCCAAAGGTAGACATAAGCGCAGCCCCAATACTTCCTGCTTCGTTGCCGCCAAATTCCCGTGTTGTGTACCGAGGATTAGATTTAAACAACAATCCAATTTATGATGCTTTTGATGCGTCTGGTAAACCCGTTGGCCAATTTACTGTAACTGGAACACCATCGGCAGCCGAGTTGCCAGGCGGTGGTGGTGGCGGCGGTAATGTACCAGCGCCAGTACCAGCACCAGCACCAGCACCAGCACCAGCACCAGCACCAGCGCCACGATCCCAAAATGCGCCGCAACCGGTTGTGCGACTTCGCCCTGGCGAAACACCAGAAACAATGACCGCGGCAAATAATATACGTTTGAATGCGTCGAATGCAGCTAGGGAAGTTCCGCTACAAACGTTTAACAACAACCAAATTATTAAATTGGCTGATGACGTTATTACTGGCCGCGGTGCGAACTTTATTGGGGCGTTGAGTGGCGGTTACGCTGGTTTGCCATTTACCAGCGACAACGCAACCAATTTGAATCAATTGGGCCACTACATGGCACTTCAAACAGCGTCGCTGGCCGCTTCGTCGGGTCTTGGCGGTACTGATGCAGCCCGCGGTATTGCTGGCCAAATTTCAGGAACTACCGATTGGACAGCGCCAGCAATTAAGCAAACCGCCCGCGTCAACCGTGCATTAGCAACTGCCACTAAATTATTTAATGACGGTATTCAAAAAGAATTTAACAAAACAAATGACCCATTTAGTGCGCGAGATTTTCAAAATAAATGGTCGCAAAAAGTTGATATTAATGCCATGCGTTTATATGACGCTATGGTAAATAAAGACAATGAAGGAATTGCTGAAATTGAAAAGCAATTTGGCGGGAGAGGGTCAGCAAAACTAAAAGATTTAATTAGAAAAACTGTCGAATTGCAAAAGTTTATTAGGGGACAGTGATGGCAGACGTTGATTTTTTTGATGCTGACCAAATTAGTTCTGCTTTTGATGCCGCGTCTGGTCGCAAACCTACTGCGGCCAAACCAACCGCGGCTGCCCCCAATTTTGAAGGTTTGAACGCCGATTTATTGCAGCGTTTAGAACAAGCCAGGGAAGCATATAAGCAGCGGTATAAAGTTGATATGCCAGTTACTAGCGGCGTTCGTACTCGCGAACAACAACAGGACTTGTACAACCGTTGGAAAGCTGGCGAAAAAGGCATTTATGAGCCAATTAATCCAGCAGATTATCCAAACCAAAAAATATTTCACACACACGCTGTTGATATTTCGACATCGGTGCCTGAAAATTTTTTGAATGAATTTGGTATTCACCGGCCTTTGGGTAAAAAAGACCCAGTTCACGCCGTTGTAATGGCCAACGCACAAACCAACGTACCGACCAAAATCCCAACACAACCAAGTACAACTGAAGAACGGTCATTACCTGAAGTACAAGTAATTGCATCGAGTGATGACAATGAATTTTTTGATACTGACGCCATAAACGCTGCATTTAATCTGGCTGAAAAAGAAACACGGGAAAAAGAAAATCAACCAAGCAAAGTGTCACAAAAAGTTGGTTCGTTTTTTGGCGATGTAAAAGCAAGCGCCGCGGGACTCGCCGACACGGTAATTGGCGGCATTCAATCACTGCCAGGAGCAATTGCTTCCGAAGTTACTTATGCTGGTGCAAGGGCTGCCGAAGGTCTTGGAATGTTAGAACCAGGCGAAGCAGAAAAAATGCGAAGTCAAGGGTACAAAATGTTTGTTGAACCGTACCAGCGCCCCGTAGGTGAAGCCTTGGGCGTGACTGAATCGCCAGCGTATAAAGGTGAAGCAAGCCAACGCTTAATGCAGTTTGTTGGCGAAAACATCGAAAAGGGCGCGGATTGGATTAGCCAAAACTTAGGTATATCCAAAACTGATGCCGAAAACATGATAAACACGGTTTTGGCTGGTGTCCCTGGTTTAAAACAAACTAGGGTTGGCCAAGCCGTCACCCGTGAGGTTGGTTATGCTAGCGAAGCGGTAAAACAAGCCGGTGGCAAAGTAGTTGGCGCCCTGGGTGATGTTACCCCCGCGCCCATTCAACGCGCCGTGACCGGCACGGTGGAAGCTATCGCGCCAGGCACAACCAAGCCCAAACCCGCGCCCGCAGTTATTCCACAGCCTGGTGCCGCGAATGTGCCACCATTCCAGCCTGGTCGCGCCAGCGTAAGCGCTGCTGGTGTGCCGGATGCAACCATTATCCAGCAAGCGTTACAGACCGCCACGCCTGAGTTTCAAGCGTTATACGGCGGCATGGATTTAAACAAGGTCAACACGCCCGTTGTGTTGCGGCACTTAGAAGGTGATTCGCTGCCAATCCCTGTGCGCTTGACTGAAGGTGAAGCCACTGGCAACCCTGTTTTATTGTCTGAGGAAGCTAATTTACGCGGCAAGCAGCCAGAGCTTGCTATGCGAAAAAATGAAGCTAACCAGGCATTGGTCGAAAACATCCCAGCAATTAGAGAACTGGCCGCGCCTGACGTGTATGCGACCAGAACAATTGAATCCAGCCAAGCAATTATTGACGCCTATAAAAAACTGGATCAAGACCGCAACACAGTAATTGATGCTAAATACAAAGAATTGCGTGATGCAGCCGGTGGTGAACTGCCAGTTGATTCTAAAACCTTGTTAAAAAATATTGATAACAGGTTAAAAACTGAGTTGTTGACGACCGACGGTCAAAGCATTTCACAGTACAAAGAATTGAAAACGTTAAGCGAAGCCTTTGACAGCATGACGTTTGACAACTATTTGGCAATGCGTCGTAATCTAAGCCGCTTGTCCTCTGAATCTAAAGACGGCAACATTCGCCAGGCAGCGCGGTTGATGGTTGAAGAATTGGATAAGCTGCCGCTGACCGATGAAACCGCGGCATTAAAACCAATCGCTGACCAAGCCCGTACTTTAGCCAGAGAACGTTTTTCGGCATTGAAAAAAGACCCAGCTTATAGAGCTGCTGTCGAAGATACAGTACCCGCCGACAAATATTTTGATAAGTTTGTCATTAACGGCGTCAACAAAAACATCAACACGATGATTGATACGTTGGGCCGTGATTCATTGGCGCACCAGCACATCAAAGCCGGAACAATTAATCACTTGTCAGATAAGGCGGGAATTATTGAAGGCCGCGGTAATTTTAGCCAGGCCAATTACAATAAAGCGCTGAAAAAACTGGACGACGTTAATAATTTTGGGGCAATTTTTGACCCTGAAAACCAGTTACGCTTGAAAACTTTGGGAAATGTGGCAGCATATACGCAGTTCCAGCCGCGTGGCCATTACATCAATAATTCCAATACCCTTGTCGGATACTTGGCAAGTAAAGCTGCGGGCGGCGCGGAAGCCATGGGCAACGTGGCTGGGTTTAAATTTATGGGTGGTATTCCTGTTGGCACAATGGTTCGCCAAAGGGTGCAAGAATCAAAAGCCAAAACTAGGGCGCAACAGGCTTTAGAGCCTGGTGCTGGCAGCACACTAAAAGACATTAGCGAAGGGAAGTAGTGAAATGGCGATGCCAGAAATTGATCCAGTCAAATACGGTGTGCTGTGGCAAAAGGTACAGGACTACGAGCGCCGGTTTGATGACATGGAAAAAAAAATGGATAAGATGGAAACCAATCTTGAAAAATTGGTGGCATTGGCCAACCAAGGAAGGGGCGGTTTTTGGGCTGGCATGGCGCTAGTTTCAGCCGCATCGAGCGCAGTTGGGTATTTTACGAGCCTATGGCATAAGTGAGGACACCATGAAATCTTACATTTTTGACCGTCTGAAAGAAGCATCGACCTGGCGTGGCATCACGCTGTTTCTGACCGCGCTGGGCATTCCTATGGCGCCTGGTATGTCTGAAGCCATTATTTCCGCTGGCCTGGCCATTACCGGCCTGATCGGTGTGGTGACTAAAGACAAATGACGTTTAAGCTGTCGCAGCGTTCGCTAGGCAACCTGGAAGGGGTTGACGAACGATTGGTCAGAGTGGTCAAACGGGCCATCGAGTTGACCAAAACCGACTTTGGCGTAATTGAGGGTTTGCGAACCGTCGAGCGCCAGCGGGAGTTGGTCAACAAGGGCGCCAGTCACACAATGGACAGCAAACACGTCCAGGGCAAGGCGGTGGATTTGATGGCCTACATCGGCACCAGGGCGTCGTGGGAACTGAACCTATATGACGACTTGGCCGACGCCATGAAAGCCGCCGCCATTGAAATGGATGTTGCTATTCGATGGGGCGGGGCGTGGACGGTGAAGGACATTCGCAAGTGGCAGGGTACGATGGAATCGGCCATGAACAACTACGTTGACCGCTGCCGCGCCAACAAACGTCGTCCATTTATTGACGGGCCGCATTTTGAATTATCTTAAATTAGGGTACTCGCTGCACCTTAGCCCCGAACGGTTGCCCTCCGGTCATTACCCACAAGCGCATTCGGCATCCGCTTTCCCCATTTATTATTTTACCAGCCGGTAAAACCACTTATTGGCACGACGTTCACATTTAATGTTGTAACCGTTGGCCCGCAGTTCGCTGACGATGCTGTTTACAGCGCACACACCGGCCTTGTAAATGATGTCCAGGGTGGTGAACTCGCCACCCTTAGACAGCAGTTTGTAGACCCGCTGCAACCGGTCAGACTTTTCAATGTTTGCTGAATTCATTGCGCCCCCTAGTTAAACCACAAGTAAAAGCCGTGCAAAATTCCGATGGGAAAGAATATTGCACCGGCCAGCAAAAACCCCCACATGGCATGGGCAAAGCAAGTAAAAATATGCGTAAACCATGCAAGCAAACACAAAATTCCAATAATGGCGCCCATGATGTCCCCCATTACGGAAATTCAGGGAAATCGCTGTCAGGCGGAAAATCATCCATCTGGCGCTGTGGTTTAGCGTCGTCTTTTGGCCGTGGGTCGTTGATATAAGCCCAGCCGTCCCAGGCGCCTTCCTTCAGCGGTATCACGTCCAGTTTCAACATCGGGCCGTTTTTGGTGTCGATGATTGAGCCGATGCGCTGGTAGCGGTTTTTCTGCTGGCCCTGGGCGTTGACGTAGGTGCCGACGATGCAAGTAATTTCTTTGACGATTTTGGACATAAATTATTCTCCAATGATTTTTTTCAGGGCTGCGACTTTGGCATCGACTTCGGCCAAAAACTTTACGACTTCCTTTTCCGTTTCTTCAATCCACTTGTCGTCGCGTTCGACGCGGTAAATGAATAACTGGGCCTTTTGCGGCATCCGCGGGTCAAACACAACGTAGTCGCACCAGGCGCGGCCAGCGCAGCGCATTTGCCACTGCATTTGGGCGAAATACTTGGATTCGACAGGATTGTCTGACAGCCAGCATTCGAGGGCGGTTTTGCTGTCGGGGCATTTAATCTCGACCATGCCGTTGTCGCCCACCAGGCCGTCAGGCGAGGCACCAGACATTTCGATGATGGGGTGGGGTATAAATCCCACTTCATCGACCAAAACGCCCCTGTGGGCTTCGTATGCAGCCCTGGCGAACGGTTCCTGGTCGATGCCCCATTGCATTGCGGCGCTGGTAAACCCTTCGGCCTTAGTGCCGGTGACGCGTTCCAGCACAAGCTGGGTCAGGTAATTGCCGCGGTCGGCGCCATATCCGGTTTTGGTACGGGTTAACACTTTGTGCAAGCTGCTGGCGGTCACTTTGCCCAGGCGGGCGCTAAACCAGTCGTCGGTGCGTTGTTCAATGTTATCCATTTGCTTTTTCCTTTTTTGCGCGTTCAATGCGGGCTTTTTTGGCTGCGATTACTTTGGCCTGGAGCGTTTGATTGCCCTGGCAAGCGTTAATTGCCGCGGTGTAGCAAGTGGCCAGTTCGTCGCTGTTGGCGCTGGCTTCAATGGCTGACAGGTGGTCGGTAATGTCAGGCACCGGTGCCGCTGGCGCTGTTGGACGTTTAGTGGCTGCGTTGCCGTCGTCATCTTCAGGGGCAATGCCGCAAGCCGCCATTAGGCTGTACCGGCGGGCATAGGTCAGGGCGCTGCCGTAGCCCTGGGCGTCTTGCTTGGTGGCCGGAACGTGCAACTGGCCGCTGGTCATAACTTCGCCAGATTCGTGAACAAACACCGTTTCGATAATGACGCCGTTGTCGCATGGGCTAACGCGCTGGGTCAGGCCGATGCCGTTGTTGTTCAACGCGTCCACCACCGCTTCGACGCAAGCAGCCAGGTCAGCGTAACGTGATTTGAAATGCGGATTGCTAGATGATTTAAGCGCAGGGCCAAATTCCTTTTGGGCTTTGACAAACGCCGCCGCAACTTTAGTAAATGAATTTTCCATAATTTGCCTTTCAGTATTTAGGGGCGCAAGTAACGTCGACTACAATTTCGGTTGTGTAGTCGTTGATTTTGCGTTTGCCGTACAGCATGACTGCGCGTAATCCGTTATTGGTGCATTCGGTCACCGCGCTGATAACTTCGTTGCGGGACATAGGCTGGATTTTTTTGTCCAGGATTAATTGCTGCTGGGCGTCCACCGTCGAGTTGGGCGGCAAGCTGGTGCAGCCCGCAACCGCCGCGGCCAGGATAATTGTTGCGGCCTTCATGCTGTCACCTTGCGTTCGGATGGTGGCACCCAACCCATGGCGCGAAAGCGTTTCAGGATGTTGGTTTTGGACGCTGGAACGTATTTAAAACGTCGATCCAGAATATTAAAAATTGGCAGATCGTCCACCGGTTTAACAGAACGAAGTTTGTGTTTCATGCTGGTACCCCCGAAATTTGTTTGGCGTATTGGATTGCTTCGGCCAGAGCGCCGACCGGATAAATAGTCACATAACCAACAGCCAGTTCGGCATCGTCGTCAAACAGCGTGACGGCATAGCCTTTTGAAATTTTGGTGACCAGGGAAGTGACGCCATATTCGGCGTTTGGGAAGGCGGCGATTTGATTTGCGTTCATGATTATTTCCTTTCGTAATAGACCGTTTCCGGCATGGTTTGATTGTAAGCCAGCTTGACGCTGGCTGTCAATCGTTTAAAAAATTGCCATTGCAACCCACAGCAACACAAAAATGCACGGCGCGGCAATGATCGCAATCAGTATTGCTTGCCATTCGTTTGGTTCCCAGTCCATGGTTGTCCCCTATTCCGCAAAAACGTTGACTAATGTATAAGCGCGGGCAAATGCTTCCGCGCCGGTCTGAGTTGTGCAGCGTTCAACGGTGGTGCCGTATTCGCCGTCGTTACCCCAAACCCACTGAACAACGGCCCAGCAGGGCCGCTGATCTTCGTCGTCGTAGTATTCGACTGTGTATCTCATGCGGCCCCCTTAAATTCTTACGGCTTTAGCGCAAGCAGCTTCCCACAACGCACTGCCAGGAAAAACGCGTACCCGACCTTTTTCAAAGTAATCGGTCATGCTGTCGGTGTTGTTTTCGTAGGAATCGGCTTGATCAACAAACACGCGGCCAAGTGCGCCGTCGTAGTCTTTGGCGTAGATGGTTACGCAGTCACGACCATCAACCAAAGTGCCGCGGCTGTACCACACGCGGGCTTTTTCTGTGCCGTTGGTGACGTAAAACTTCATCATTTTGACCATTTTGATTCTCCTAAAAAGACCCGTTAGGGCGTTGTCATCTAGTACGGTTCCCATGTTAAGCCAGCTTAACCACCATGTCAAGCATACTTTCAAAATATTTTTAGGGTGTTGCAAAAAGACGAAAGGTAGCTTACCATGCGAGCATGGACAAACAGCAAGCAATTCAAAAAGCGGGGTCGCAGGTGGCATTAGCCAGGCTGCTGGGCATCACGCGCCAAGCCATCAGCCTGTGGGGGCCAAG